ATCGGCCAGGGCGAGTACTCCAGCCCCTGCCACCAGATCGAACCGACCTGCGTATAGCCGTGGAAGCGCAGCACGTCGGCTGCGCCCCCACCGGTGATCGAGCGCGCGTCCAGCTCGAACAGCTCGACCTCCGCGCCGGGCTCCAGCTTCTGGATATCGGCGTAGATGGTCATGGCGAGAACACCTGCTGGAAGGTCGCCGACAGCGTGTAGTAGCCGGCGGCGCGCGGCACCAGCGTGTAGCCGGCGCAGCGGAACAGCGACGGCGCACCCAGTGGCGGCGTCCACTGGAACGAGGCAGCGCCGGCATGGCGATCGAGGAAGTCCTTGATCGGCGCCATATAGCTGCCGTCTCCGTCGAAGGACAGCGGCCAGCTGTCCACGCGGTTGTTGATGCCGTCGGTCACGGTCTGGGTGTAACCGTCGCCGAACTGCGCGCTGCGCACGCGGAAGGTGGTCTGGCCTTGCGGCTCCACCTGGGGAATCCACCCGAAGACTTCAGGCATGCTGCATCCTCCACAAAATGCCGCCCTGGCGCTGCTCGCGCGCCATGACTTCCTTGACCTTGCCTTCCACCATCGATGCGAGCTGGCGGCCGGCGTCGTCGCTCTGCGCCTGCGTATCGCTCTGCGCGTTACCGTTGGCGCCGACGTTGACGGTGATGCTGATCTGGTTGTTGACCCCGCCACCGCCGCTGCTGCGGCCGCCGCGCACGCCGAGGCGTCCGTCCGGCCCGCGGGCCAGCGGCATGATCGCTTCGGGTCCGGCTTCGCCCATCAGGCCGGTGCCGGTGGCCATGGGGAACAGGGTGGGGCTGTTGACGATGCCGCCGCGGGCGAAGGCACGCAGTGGCATGCCGCTTTGCAAGGCCATGCCCTTGGCGGCCATCGGGCCGTCGAAGAAGATCGACGCGGCGTAGTTGCCCGCGCTGCCACCCGCCATCGGGCTGTAGCCGGGCAGGGCGGTCGAGCCGCCGCCGAACATGCTGCCGATCGCACCACCGATCCAGCTCAGCGCGGTGCCGGCCAGCTTGGAGATCTGCGACGCGGCGATATCGGCCGCCATCTGGCGCAGCATGGTGCGGAAGCTCTTGCCGACGCTCTTGAAGTTTCCGTCCAGGGTGTCGAACAGCATGCTGCCCAGCGAACCGCGGATCCGTTCGCCTGCCTGTTCGGCCAGGCCGACCATGAAGTCGGTGCTCTTGGCTATGTCGCCTTCGGTCTTGCCGGCGTCAGCAGTGGCATCGGCAGCACCAGGCTTCGCTCCGGTCGCGGCACCTGCTGCCTTGTCCGGCGCGGCGCCGGGGGTCTTGGCATAGCCACGAAGAAAAGCAAGCACATAGTCATTGGTGCCGCGGTAGCCGGTGCTCGCCGCATCGCCGAGCGCGGCGGTCGTCGTATCGGCAACACCATGTTTGAGGCTGCCGTAGAGATCGTCGCGAACCTTGATGCGTGCGGTGCGAGCTGCCTTGCCGTCCGCGTTGAAAGCCGCCATGACGTCCTTGGCGAAATCGTCCTTGATCTTCTGCGTTGCCGCGCTGACGGTCTTGTCGGTCTCGCTGGGCTTGGCCGCTTCCTTGGAAGCTTCCTTCGCTGCCCCATCGGCCGCCTTGCCGGCACTCTGCGTCGACTTGGTCGTCGCATCCATTGCCTTCTGCATGTCGCCCAGCGACTTGCTCGCCTTGTTCAAGGCGGTCACGAAATTGTTGAGGCTGTTGCTGTCGATATCAGCCATCGCTGCGTATCCTGTCGAGCATCATCAGCGCTTCCACCTCCCAGCGATCGAGTCGCCGGGCGGTGAGCTGCGTCCAGTGATGGAGTTCGGTATGGGTGAGCGGCGTGGGCAACTGGCCCAGCCACTCGGCCAGGTAGGCCAGTTCCGCCGGGCATGCCGGGCGCTCGGCCAGCTGGGCCGGCAGGCGGCCCAGCTGGCGTTGCACCGCTTCGAGATGCCGTTGCAGCGGCTGGCCGCCCGCGCCGGTGGGGCGGGCCAGCTGCTGCTCCGCCTTCAGCCAGTCGGCGAGCTGGCGAAGGCGTTGCCGAAAAAAGCCGGATCGTCGGCGCCGGCGCGATCGACCAGCTCGGCGATCTGCGGCGCTTCGCGCAGGAACGCCTGCACGTTGTCCGTCACGCACGGCTCGTCGAAGCTCCACGCCGAGACCAGCGCGGAACGCACCGCGAGCGTGCTCTGCTCCAGTGCCGTCTCGAGTTCCGCTTCGCCGGCCTGGGCCAGGCGCGCGACCTGTTGCATCGCGTCGTCGCGCGCCTGGCGGAACGCGTCCGACCAGCGGCTGCGGATCTGCAGCCAGTGCTCGGTGGGCGAGCCGTCGGGCAGGGTCAGTGCGATGCGGCGGCCGTCGTTGGCGCGCTGGCGGATGGCGAAGGCATCCATGCCGCTCATGCGCCGCTCCGGGTGATGCGCAGCTGGGTGCCGGTCGCACTGTCGTACAGCGCCTGGATCGGCAGCGACAGCGTGATCGGGCCGTCGTTGGCCACGTCGGCCTGGCCGCCGGTGTACTTGATGCGCGGCAGCAGCAGCACGTAGCTGTTGGTGCCGTCGGACAGGGTCAGCTCCAGCGAGCTCTCGGTCTCGCCGATGAACTTGGCCAGCAGCGAGCCGTCCAGGAAGTACGCGGTCAGCGTGCCGGTGAGGTTGCTGCGGCCGATGCTCGGCTGCAGGGTCTTGGCGCTGCCGATCACGAAGCGCGGCTCGATGCCGTTGGCCAGGTCCAGCTTCAATTCGGTCACCACGCCCAGCACTTGGCCGCCTTCCTTGATCGCGCCGCTGAGCGCGTCCATCGGACGGTTGGCGCTGGCGGCGACATAGGTGGCGCCGGCCACGATGTTGGCGTCGACCGCTTCGGCCTGGCCGATCACGTCGAAGGTGACATTGGCGATCGCGCCGGGCTGCACGTCGAAATGCAGGCCGTTGATCTCGCAGCCGGTGTAGCGCAGGTACTGGCCGATGTCGGCGAAGTTGCGCTCCAGGGTGAAGCTGGTGCGTGCGGTGCCGGCCTTCAGCACGTTGGCGTTCCAGCTGCCGCCCAGCGCGGCGGCGAACAGGTCGTCGTAGGCGCCATAGCTCAGCTCGCCCTGCATGTCGCCGCCCACCTGGACAGTGCCGTGGCGCAGGTCGGCGATCTGGCGGTCGCCGCGCAGTTCTTCGGACTGCATGGTGTTCTTGGTGAGGGCGAGCGTGGTGCTCTTGTGGCGCAGCTGGCGGAACGCCGGCGTGGCGGGCGTGGCGCCGTAGGTGGCCTCGGCGATGTAGGCGAGGCTGTGGCGGCTGCCGGTGGCGATGGTCATGCGGTTGCTCCTTGGTGGAAAGAAATGCGTGGCGTGCGGCCGCGCGGGTGGGTCCGAAGCGGACCGGTTCGAACGAAGCGGCGATGCTTCAGCCGTGGTCGGTCCATGCCGTCCAGGCGACGATCACCGACATGCGCAGCCAGCCGTCCTTGTTGGTGACGACGCTGCGGCTGGTGCTGTTGACCAGCACCGGCAGGCCGTTGCCGTCGAGCTGGCGCCCGGCCTTGAAATAGCCGCGCAGCGTGTCGGCCAGCGACAGCAGGCGGGCGATGCCGCCGCCGGTCACGTCGTTGAGGTCGACCTGGAAGGTGCCGGTGTGGCGATCGTTGCCCGCGGCGCCCAGGCTGCCGCCGACGACCGGCAGCGGCAGCATCGATACCGCGGCCCAGGGCTGTCCCGCGGTCGGCGCGAAGTCGACGCCTTCGTAGGCGGTGGGCAGGTTGAGCGCGGCGGCCTGGTAGCCGGCGACGAGCGCGGCATTGATGTTGGTGAAACTCATGGCGGGTTCCCGTGGCGGAAAAAGAAAAACCCGCCTCGGTGGGCGGGTTCGGATGCGATGCGCTGAGATGCGATGAAATGTTGCCGTTGTAGCCAGATTAGGGTTGAAAGCGCGGAAGCGTCACTTCCGCAGCGCGATGCCTGCCGGGTGCGGCGACAGGAACAGCGTGCGCTCGGCGATACGCCGTCGCAGCAGGCCGGGCAGTACGCGGCCGCCGGCATAACGCCAACGCTCGAACTCGGCGGCGGCGCCTTCGGCATCGCCCGCGTTGAGCTTGCGCAACAGCGTGGATCCAGCGAACGCATTGGCGCCGACGTTGAAGACGAAGCTCACCAGCGCATCGAATGACGCCTGCGCCAGGGGCGTGGCCACCAGCGCACGCACGGCTTCTTCGGCAGCGCGCAGGTCCTGGTGCAGCAAACCGTCGGCTTGTGCTGCATCGATGCGCACACCCGAGCGCACCTCCTCGCCCGTATGGCCGTAGCCGATGGTCCAGATGCCTGCGGCATCCAGATAGGCGCAGGTGCGCAAACCCTCGAACTGCTTGATCAGCGCGACGCCGAGCGCACTGGTCTTCACCGGCGCCGTCTTCATGCGTCCAGCCTCAGCACGCGCGCCAGGTTGCCGCGCGCCATGTGCAGAAGCGCGGCAAGCACGAGCAGGATGCCGAGCTGCCACAGCGTGGTTTCGCCGGGCGCCGCATGGCCGAGCGCGATATGAATGGCCTGGCCGCCGCTGCACACGATCAGCAGCCAGGCGCAGGCCGATACCCATGGGCGGTAGCGCGCATCGGGCGAGCGCCGGTAGGTGATCAGCCGCAGGCAGATCGACGCGGAAGCGAACATGGTGAGCAGTTCGAGCGGGTCACGCATGCGGGCCTCCCCGGCTGCGCAGCCATGCGTCGAGGTCGAAGGTGCGGCCACGTTCCAGCAGGCCGAGCGTCAAGGTGACGCCCAGTGCCGCGCCGAGGAAGGCCGCCACCCCGGAGGCCTGCAGCGGCAGCCAGCGCATCACCTCCGGTGCGGCGAGGTAGCCGAGCG